TTTGTATTTTGTTTACGGCTGGCATCATAATTAAAACCAAGTAATTCAAAAGACATTCTTGGTAATGTAATTTGTGTTTTCTTGTCTAAAATAGGATCAGTTTCTAAACGGTTAACATAATCTTCTTTTGGTGCATACACAATTGGCACAATCATTCGTTGTGCTTCTGAATAATCTGGATTGTATCGAACCAATGTGATTTCGTTGAATAGATTACCAAAACCTATTACATATTTACGAAGCGCACGGTTATAAAATATGTTAGCCATTAGATACTACCAAAAGGATTTGTTTCAGAAAAATTAACAATTGAGTTTGCAGAATTTTCAATAATATAATTATCATATGAATCATCTTGCACAGAATCTTTAAGTGGATCATATGATGATAACACATATTGTGCATTGCTTGTAGCACCAACCAATTTAATATTACCTTCAATAAATTCACCAGCAATATTAGATACTAGTAGTGTATTGGCTGTAGCAGTATTGGCACTTCGTGCCCATGATTGTACAATGGCCACAGCAGCTGCGTTAGCTTGTGTATTAGCTGATGATTGATATATAATTTCACCATACTGATAATTGCCTGTTCCTGCACCAAGATTAAGCTCAATAGTATAGGTAGCTTGTGCTGCTGAATCATCAATTTCTTGAACACCAGTAGCAATAAGCTCACTAGAGAACTTAAACTTCTCTAAATGTAATTCATAGAAGTAAGGTATCACACGACCCAATGTATGAAAATCTTTATCTTGGTCAGTAAAAGTGATTTCATATAATTCACCTGTACCATTTAAAAACGGTACATATACTAAATCACCTTCTCGTGGCCGTGTAAAAGTATTTTGTGGTACACGCTGAGCAAATGACCTTTTTGAAATAATAACTTTGGTGTGGTTTTTAATCTCAAGACCAAATTTGGAGAAAAATTCTTTCTCACCAGTATAGTTGAGTGCTTCAGATAGATAGAATTCAACAGGAAATGCTGATTGAAACTTTTTAACTGGATCTTCACCATACAAAAGGTCACGAGCAACATCGTTGTCATTAGGTAAATAATATCCATCAAAACCCATAATCTTTATGGATTCGACAATTAAATCCTCAACTAATCTTTGTTCTTGAAAGCGAGAATTGTAGTTATTAAAATATTGAGAAGTAGCCATTGTGTCGTTAGTTCATAAAGAATTCTAAAACGCCACCATAATTATTTTCCATATCTTTTTCAAGGTCATCAATTTCTTGCATAGCCTCTTCAAAGATTTTGTCACCATTTAAAACGACACCACCAGGTAGTTGTATGCCACCAAATTTTTTAAGATTCTCACCCCATTGACGTTTAATCAAAGCAGTTGCATATCGTTTCAACCAACGGTCGTCCCATACTCGATTGTACACTGTAGGATTAATAATGGTATAACAATCAATAATAACTATTTGGCCAACTGGAGCTTCTTGGTCTCCCCATGCCCAATCAACAAACAATTTTTCCATATGTCGTTGATATCGAATTGGAACTTCACCAGTAAATAACTGTTCAAGCATCCGAAGGTGCTGCATCGTCATGGTATAATTAATATATGATGCCGATGTAAAATCGTAGAGTTCGTTTAGACGAAGTTGATAACGCAAGTCAAACATATCAACACTTGCTTGTGAATCATTAAGTGGAAATATACGAGTAACGCCTACAACTTGTGTGGATGCGTTGGCATTATCAGTCACATTACTTAAATCAAGATACTTGTTGTCAATATCTTGCTGAGTTACCGTGTGAATGTAATAAGTTTTTTGTAAACCATCAAAATGATAGTCTTGAAAATATTGTAGAGCATCATCAACACGATCCTGCACTTGGTCTGGATCCACGTTAATTTCAATAACTGGAAAGCCAAGCTTGCGTAGGCAGTAGTCAATAAATTGTTCTCGATTGGTAACTGTTGCCATGTTTTTCTTCCAGTTTTTGTTTAATTGTGTTTATTTGTATCTGACGCTCTTTAATTGCTTGTATCAATAATGGTATTAATTTTTCATAATGAACAGTTAAATAATTTTCACCAGATTTACTATTGCCATTTTTATCCATATCAAACGGCGCAATAGAGATTACTTCGGGCATAATTGATTGAACTTCTTGTGCAATTACACCTACTTGGCGTTTATAATCATTATATCCAAATTGTTCAGCAAATTTATTTTGATTAAAAAATACTCCAGATATTTTATTTAAAAGTTCTAAAGCATTTTTTATTTCTATTATATTTTCTTTTAAACGTCTATCGGAATAAAAAGCAGTGATTTCATTGGTTGCACGAATTTGACCAGCAGTACCAGAAGCAGCGGTATTTACACCAAGTGAATTAATATTTTGATTGCTGTTTGTGTTGCTACTTCCTGTAGCACCTGTAGCACCAGTAGTACCAGCAGATCCAGATGGTCCTGTTACTCCAGCAGATCCCGCAGGACTAGGTCCTGTTGGTCCTGTTACTCCAGCAGATCCAGTTGGTGCTGTGAATCCTGGAGCTCCAGCAGGACTAGGTCCTGTTACTCCAGCAGATCCAGTTGGTCCTGTTACTCCAGCAGATCCCGCAGGACTAGGTCCTGTAGGTCCACTTGATCCTGTTGGACCATTTGGTCCAGTAACACCTGGATTATTTGATGCTTGTCCTGTCCATACACCTGATGAATCTATTACATTTACGGTACCAACAGTAATACCATTTTTAACTTTGAAATTGGAATTAGTGGCCATTTATTACTCCACTTTTTTTAGTAATTCATCAATTGCACTTTGTTGTTCTTTAATTGCTTGTATCAATAATGGTATTAATTTTTCATAATGAACAGTTAAATAATTTTCACCAGATTTACTGTTTCCTTCCATGTCCATATCAAATGGAGCAATTCTAACTGATTCGGGAAGAATTTTTTGAACTTCTTGTGCAATTACACCTACTTGGCGTTTATAATCATTATATCCAAATTGTTCAGCAAATTTATTTTGTGTGTAGTAAACACCATTAATATCGTTTAATGATTGTGTTGCATTTGAAATTACTTCAATATTTTCTTTTAAACGTCTATCGGAATAAAAAGCAGTTATTTCGTTGGTGGCACGAATTTCACCAGCAGTACCAGAAGCAGCGGTATTTACGCCTAAAGAATTTACTTGTGCATTTGAACCGGTTACAAAACTGCCTGTTGCTCCGGTTGGACCAGTAGAACCAGTTGCACCGGTTGGTCCTGCTGGACCTGTAGCACCAGTAGCACCAGTTGGTCCTGTTGACCCTGTGGGTCCTGTAGCACCAGTAGCTCCGGTTGGACCAGTAGAACCAGTTGCACCGGTTGGTCCTGCTGGACCTGTAGCTCCGGTTGAACCGGTTGACCCGGTAGCACCATTTGATCCTGTTGAACCAGTTGCACCAGTTGGTCCTGCTGGACCTGTAGCTCCGGTTGACCCGGTAGCACCATTTGATCCTGTTGAACCAGTAGCACCAGTTGGTCCTGCTGGACCTGTAGCTCCAGTAGCTCCGGTTGGACCAGTAGAACCAGTTGCACCGGTTGGTCCTGCTGGACCTGTGGATCCAGTAGCTCCGGTTGGACCAGTAGAACCAGTTGAACCAATTAATCCTGTTGCAGGACCTGTCCATACACCTGATGAATCTATTACATTTACGGTACCAACAGTAATACCATTTTTAACTTTGAAATTGGAATTTGTAGCCAAGGTTCATTCTCCCCTTGTTATAGTTATTGTTATCTCTTTATTTATCTAAATGTTACTTACTCTTTCAGGATATGTGGGTAATTCTTTTTTTAACCAATCCAATTCAGACCGTGAATCATCCTTTTCATACCAACCATTACCATTATAAACATTCAATACAGATTGAAAATATTCTTCATACATTTTACCAACTTTATTGAGAGTAAAGTTTTCCGCAAATTGCCTGCAATTTCTTGGATCAATTTTATCAATATTTTTGGCAGCCCAAGTAAAATGTTCAAAAGTTCTGCAACGATATCCTGTTACACCGTGAATATTGTTTTCTGTAAATGAACCCCAATCAGTTGTAATTGTTGGTGTACCGGAGAATAATAATTCCATTTGAACACCACCAAAAGGTTCAGTATATAAAGATGCCACAAAAGCACCTTTAGCATTGGCCATTAATTTTCTTCTAGTTTCAACATCTGCATAACCAATTTCTGTTACATGGTTAGGAACTTTATCGTAACCCATTTCTTTCAGTGAGTTTTGTCCTGCAATAATTAGTTTAACGCCAATGGCTTCAGTTGCTTGTACCGCAATGTTTACACCTTTACCTTCATATACTCGACCTAAAAATAAAAAATAATCTTCTTTTTGTTCTGAATATTGAAAGTCATCAGGATCAAAATAGTTAGGTATAACTACATCATACCAATCTTGTTTACATGTACCAACAGAATCTAATCCATAATAAGCATGATAGATGGCATATGATTCAAAAATTTTAAATCTTGCCCAATGTCCTCCGGCATAACCAATTCCTGGTTCAACGCAAATTAAATCTGGATGTGCATCGCATACTGGCCGAACACCTGAACCCCAAAATGGAAGAATAAAATCATTTTTTTGTTTTCTCTTACCAACTTCTATAATAGCATTTTTATAGAAAGTTTGATATGCATGGTCACCAGTATTGAACTTAAAGAAGTGTTTACGCCAATCGTGGTCACCATAAGATTTTTTCCAATCTTCAATTGACAAAACTGTAACGTGTTCTGTGCATTGTAAATCAGATTCTTCATGACCATAGTGTATTACTTCATGACCTCTATTGGTCATCATTTTGGCAAACTTTACAACCTTCTGTGTATATGCACAAGCATTATATTCTTTAGATGATACCGTATGTGGTAAACCAAGTATGTGAAATCTCACCGTGTAAATACTCCATAATATGCTTTACCATAACAACCAGATTCGGATAAAGATGTAACCATACCTCTTGCGCCAAACCAATTATTTAAATTTTGTTCTGTGAGTTCGTGTGGATGTCCTTCGTGTGCAGGTATATCAATCCATTCAAAAAATCTTAAAACTTTGGAAGATTTTATGGCCTTTTGAATAATTTTTTTTGGATCTTTAGTATGTTGTAAACAATTGTATATCCAAACTTCGTCCCAAGAATCATTCAATTCATTTAAATTTTCACCTAGTTCGACTTCCACTTCTATATTTTTTTCTAGGTAACGAAGCATTGTCCAATTTGGATATTTAATTGGGTCAACCACTTTACCTTTTGCAAGATTATTGCATTTAAGTAACATAGAAGTTGGACCACCACCAATATCAAGTATTGATTTACCAAAAACATCAAATGAATAATGTTCTCGATGTAATCCCATTAAACGACCATACACATAATGTTTTTGATCCTCATCAAAAGTATTGCAACAATTACCCCAATAATCTTTTTCAAATTCATAATCATTCATATTTTATACCCATTTAGGACCTTCAAACCATACTGCAATAGAATATCTTGTGCCTTTTGTTACTGGATGTGCTTGATGTGGAGTAAAAGAAGGTATGAATATTGCTGTGCCTTGTTGGCGCAAATCTTCTTTGTTTGGATATTGACCGCTTGTTAGGTCAAACATTTCAAAATCACCACCTTCATAATCATTTGGATCCGATAACTGAATAACACAAGTCAATTTGCGATGATAGTTGTCTTTATTAATCCAAAAAACATCATGGTGTTTTTTATATTCACCTTGATATGATGAATCATATTCTGCTAGTTGAATATATGATAAATTAGTAATGTGAAAATTAAACCATTCTCGGTTGGCTTGAATGCCCATTTTCCAAATATCATCAAAAAGAAATTGAAATTCTGGATCATTTGATTGAATAAAACGAATTTTACTTTTTCGCCAATTATTATCAATAGTGCCGTCAACTCCTAAAGTAGCTTCTTGCTGAGGGATTTTTAAACCCAAATCAAGTATTTTTTGGCAAGTTTTTTTCGAAAAATATCCGCCAAAGTATGCCCACTCACCTTTCATAACAACCTCACTTATTTACATGATAAAACTATTTATTCAAGTTATTTTCCGCCACCGCCACCGCCACCACCAGCGGCAAAGGTACACCATAATGATTTTTGTGTATTAATAACATACCAAAATATATTTTTACCTGCTTCACCTTGCACAGCAATATCACACCCACCCGCAAAGCCCGCAGCCCCCGCGGTTATCTGCACATTTGCTATCCAAGAACCTGAGTTTCCTGTGTTTGAACTAAATGTTAAAGTTGAATTGGATGATAGCGCTGCTGGTGTTTTTGAAAAAGTTGTTTCATATTTCCAAAATCTTGTGCCATCAAAAGAATTTGATCCTGCTGCACCATGTGATTGAGCCATAATTGTTGTTTCAAAGATACCAAATTCACCGTTAGCAAAAGCTCCAGCTATAGCAAATGGACCTATTCCCAAATCACCATCCACACCTGCATAAGCTATTGTTGCATTACTTGTATTTGCATATAAATGAAATTCTCTATAAGTATTTTGGCCACCATATCCACCATAGTTAGGTGACTGTAATCCAGTATGAACTTTCCTTCTTAGCAATCCAGAGTGAGTTAGAAGAAGATCCTGTTCATTGTTAAGATAATATGTTCCATTGTTTAATAAATCACGGCCTTCTGTTAACCGTATTTCCCTCGACCGAAAAATGGCACTATTACCAGCGGTCGAATTAATATCTCGAACTTGTATGTAAGCTGGCGAGTTGGTAGCACCAGGAGAGATAGCTAAATTAGCTGTGCTAGTTAAATAACCGTTAAGATTGGCTATAATCATTGCATTGGTCGTAAAACCGCCTATGACTGAAGTGGATTGGTTATTGGCTATGGATTGGGTCAAAGTATTGGCAGTATTATAAGCACCTGCAGCCAGACCATTGGCACCGTTAGCAGTATTATAAGCACCAGCAGCCAAACCATTGGCACCGTTAGCAGTCGCAAAAGCAGATACAGCGTATCCGTTTACGGCATTGGCAGTATTATAAACATGAGAAACTCTATCATTTCTGGCAAGAATTGTACCTCCTGCTGTAGATCCATCACCAACAGTAACAGTTTTTTTATCTGTATCAACAAATAGTTCACCAGATGCTGGTGTATTGGCAGTAATTTCTGCTGTTGTTCCACGTCTTAGTTGTAGTGTTTTTGGCATTATACTTCCTTATATCCTATATTTTATAAATTTAAATCTTCTGAGCCGGTATCAGTATTTAAATCATTATTACCTGTTAATGTGTTGTAATCACCTTGCAATGAAAGAGGCTGAGTTTCTTCTGTCCAGGTTGTAGTAATTAAATTAACACCTGCAGTAAAAGATATTCCAGAACCAATGTTCATATTATATTACCAATGTAGTTTTGAAAATATTAATTGTTGATACCGCATTCACACCAGTGAATAATAGTCTTACATTACCACCAGAAATATTAGTATCAAATGTTCCTAAAGAAGAATTGGTAAAAATTTCTCCGTATTGTGCAAGATATGTTGTCGTGCCGTCATGAACAACAGATAATTCAATTACATGATAGTTTACACCAGAAGTAACTTGAACTTGATATTTAGCAGAACGATATACTGATGCACTAAATGTATCTATTACAACTTGTGATGTAGATACTGTTGTAAAAGTATTTGAACTTACACCAACAATATTAGTTGCACCAACATTAATAGCCGGCACAATTAAAGGTCCAGTCATTGTATCGCCAGACTTTAATACAGAATCATTTGCTCGTGTATTGGCAGTATTAGCAGTATCAAAAGCTGCTTGTGTATAGGTTAGAATGTTTCGGCCACCAACAACTGCTGTTGTGGCAATTAGATTACCTTTTAAATAATTAACATTGACATTTGAAGTTCTAAATGAAGCATCAGCAACATTGATGTTGTTATTACCACTAACTTCAGGAGTGTAACCTTCAAAGAAATACCATTCTTTATTACCTGGTGCATCTCGGAATAAACCTGTATGAGCATTTGCACCATCGTTATAACTTCCAGCAAAACCAATGTCTAACAAATCGGTTGTATAGTTTCCTGTTGCCAACAAAATCATTGGGTCAACAACCTCTAAGGTCTGTGTACCAAATGATGTTGTGTTACCTAAAACAAATAAGTTACCAGTAACAGTTAAATCGTTATTAGCAGTAATGACAACATCACCATTAATATTACCACCAGAAGTATTGAACTTTAAGTTTGCTGTATCAAAGGCTGCTTGAGCTAAAATGTTGGCCGAATTGGCTTTGTTGAAAGCAGAGATGGCAAAACCATTTACTGCATTAGAAGAATCAAAAGCCGAATTGGCTTTATTGTATGCGTTTAGTGCAATGGCTTCTACTTGTGTAGTATAAGAATAAGCTGAGTTGGCATGAGCATATGCACCATTAGCCAGACCATTGGCACCATTGGCAGTATTAAAAGCACCAGCAGCAAAATTGTTAACTGCTGTAATCGTGGTGTTTTGTGCTAAATCTACACCTTGAATAATACTAATCGCAGTATTTTGATCCGAGTTAACCGTTTCAATACTATTGATTCTGGTATTCTGTGTCGCATCTACACCTTGAATAATAGTAATACTGGCATTCTGTGCTAAATCTACACCTTGAATGCCAGCAATTTGTGTATTCTGTGTAAGGTCAACACCTTGAATAATAGTAATAGCATCAGCATTGGTATTTGCTTTATTAAAAGCACCAGCAGCTAAACCATTTACTGCTGTAATGGTGGTATTTTGACCT